TGAGCGTCTATGAGCATCTGAAGATTGATTCTCCCCACGCCGGCGCGCAACCCGCATGCCGCACCATACCCCACACAAGCTAAGCTACAGCCAGATTTTACCCCTGTCAAGTCATTTTCGAAAAATAATCAATAAAATAAAAATTAATAAAAATTTGTTTTTATTTTGCTTTTTACTATTGATTTTAAATAGTGCAGGCATTATCATTAAGTATCGAAACAAAAAAAACGAGAGATACACAATGGAAAAGCAAGCATTAATGACAGTACTAGAAACAGAAAGCGTAATCATCTTTGTAAAAGCAAACGGAGATACAAGAGAAATGAGTGCAGTGATCAATCCGGACCAACCTGTACAGTATGAAAACTCTGACGCTGTTGGTGTTATTGATACTATATTAAATCAATATAGAGCTATCAAGGCTCACTCAGTACTTTCAATTAATGGGGAAATGGTATAATGACTCATAAATTTGCACCAAACCTACAGGCTTATATTAGAGCGCATAAAATTCAAGAGTGCAACGACAAGGAATTAAAGAGAAAACAAGCATTTAATTTAACTTATTTAATTGTTTCAACTACCCTTGATAATCTAGTCAAATAGAAATATACTTGAACAAAGAAACAAACTTGAACAAAGAAGCAAAAGAGAGATAGCAAATGTTAATCAAGGCAGCAGCACTAACGTACATTGTAAATAATTATCGCAGATTTAAAAAAGAATTAGGTAAAGCAGCTAATTACGTTAAACCTAAATTCAATAAGACAGATGCAATAGGAGGAGTTAAGCTCTTTATAGGGTTTTGGCTACTAATGCCAATTATCGCTTTCTTTATGTGGCTGTTTGGATATTAAAAAGGAGAATAAAATGAATATAGATATGATGGATTTCCTGACTGATCAGCAAGTAGGTCAAATTCAGCAAGTAATTGTCGATAAGATGATTAAGAAAATAGAAAAGTGTGATATTGATATTGACGAAATTATGACAAAAGAAGTAGAATCTATAATAGAAATCGCTTTTCAAGAATGTGAGTTAGAACCAGTTCAGAGTTTAATTACAAATTTCCTTACCAGTAAGCTGGAAAAAGCACTCAAATAATAAAAAAAGGAGAATAGAAAATGCTACGTAGATCAAAAGGTCAAAAAAGACACAACCTTACAATTAACTCAGAAATTAAAAACATTAAAAGAGAACTTAAAGCGAGACAGTAAAATGCATGATGACTTTAAAAATTTAATGGAAGAATTATCACTCCAATATGTACATGCTCTTAAATATTTAAGTGCTTATGAATTAGCAGAAATAGAGCATAAGGCTCTCAGTTATGGCTGGATGCTTGAGGATGTAGACTTATACTCTAAAACTGGGAGAATGCCGCAATGATTGCTGAAATGATAAAGATGGTAACTGATAGAGATGAGCTAATTGAGAAGTTACTTGATTTCTTGAATGATATAGATGACGATGTAATATTTAAGCCGTGCAATACATCTAAGTTAGCTGACATATACGCCAGTATAGAAAAACTAGAAGCAAAATTACAGGTGCCATCATGAAGATTCAGAAAGAACTTGGAATATACTTAGCTGAAAGAGCGAAGAGTGAAAGACAAATCAACCAACGTGAGGATATCATTGATGATCTATTAACGTTAATTGGTCATATAGACGATAGCTTTAGTTTAGATCAAGATCATATAAAGGAACTTGCAAAAATAAACACTAATATAAATAAAATGGAATAAATTAAGATTGAGCTATTGACATTAAGATCTTTTAGGATTACTATTAAAGTAACAGCGAGAGTTAAGGTCATGAAAATAGCGACAATTATCACATCAAAGCAGCACATGGAAGAGAGAATCGAAAGAGCAATAAGTATGAATGTTTTTATTGCTAAATTAACTAACTGGAAGCAAGATCAAAAGGTGTCGTAATGAGCAAGATAGGTGCAGAGATAGTCGTTGAGCAGGTAATAGCTGACCTCTTAAATGAGATTGAACAGAATGTAGCTGACAGAGCTATATATGTAGCTAATAACCTTAAGTTCATGATTGAACAGACTGTTATTGAATATGATCGGCTCAAAAATGAATTGGAAGAAGCTCAGGGGGCGTACCAGTGGATATGCAAGCAAGATTAAAGAAAGTGCAAGAACTGTGCATTGAACATAATGTTATTAAGATAGAAATTAACCGATTTGTAGATTTTGAATTTTTAGTGGAGAATTACTCATGCGCGGCAATACTGTCAGTAATAAGTCAGATAAAATCAACGAGATAATTAAAGAGTCAGGAATGGCCTGTATTTATCCAATAATACACGGTAAAGCGATCACTGAAAAGCCCAAAGAGTGTTATTTGATTAAGGAGGTTCTTGAGTATCAAGTGACAAGTAAGCGCAAGAAAGAGCCTGAGAGCGTATCTGTATTGGCCTATAATTTTGAAGGTGAATTGATAGATATTGCAATCACAGGCAGAACTATACTAACCAATAACTATGATATATATTTAGATTGTGGCAATCTTGGAATGGATATCCATGGATAGCTTATATGATAGGTGCATACAGATACAACCTCTTGTGTGTTGCCCCGTAGCAGAGTTTCATAATTTAGAGGACAGGACCTTCTACATCTGTCAAGACAAAGAATGGACCTATACAAATGATTGCAGCTTAGATGATTTTACATTTGCAAGAGATATAAGAGAAATTTTAATAAGAAAGGATCTATAAGATGGAACAGTTAATTGAATCAATGTTGACAATATTACTATTGTGTGAGAATAGCCATGTAGATAATAAGAAAGAGAATGCCATAGGTAAGTATCAGATAAGACCTATATTTGTTGAGGATGTGAATAGAATCCTTGGTGTTGATGTATTCGAGCATAGCCAAGCACGTAAAAAAGAATACGCCCGCCGCATGATAAGAACTTATTTATATCACTATGGTAAAAGATACAAGAAAGTAACTGGACAAGAGCCAACTATTGAGGTTTTAGCTAGGATCTTTAATGGTGGCCCCAATGGATACATGAAGATTTCAACTAAGAATTATGGGCTCAGAGCTAAGAATTTTTATAGAGTTCTCTATGATTGGCCAAAAAAAGGTAAAAATAATTAAAGTTTTTTTCTAAAAGGCTATTGCAATACTTATTTATCTGTGTTATTATTAACTTATCAACACAAACTAATAAGAGAAAAAAGATGCTTACAATAACTAACTTGACACTAAACAAAATCGCAATGACTTTAATCGCATTTGATGTTGTAATGACTCTTAACGCAGTAACTAAACTAGCTTCAGCAATAGCTTAAGGAAAAGATCATGATCACGGCAAATCTAGAATTAATCGGCAAGGGTGCATTCACTAAAGTGTTCAAATTAAATAAAAAAGAGGTTCTTTTTAAAACAACATGTCCGGCGAAATATTGCTTTGCTGAATGGCTCGGGGGTGATCGATTCTACCCTGAGATACGCAAAGATAATGATCATAACTTAATAGGTAAGCTATATGATAAGATTAGAGCACCCAAAAAACAACTTAAGTCGATGCACTATAGAATGTATAGACATTTGGTAGATCTTAGGAATAGCAATTATACAGCTCAAGGATACAACGAACTCTACGAAATGTTTGAGCAAATAACCTATAAATCACTTAGGGAGTCCTTAATCAATGCTCTTGATGGACTGTCCAACTATATTGATTGTGACTCTATTAGGTTTGAGATTTCCCCAAGAAATATAATGACAGACAAAAAAGGCAATTTGATTTTAAATGATGTTTTCTTTTGCTCGAGAGAGCTAGCTTTAGTGAAAGGTTATTAATATGGATGTATTATATTACACTGGTTTTTGCATCATGGTTGCAATAATAGGATATTTAATAAGACCAAAAGAAGAGAAATAAAATGAAAATACCAAAGAAAATAAAAGATGCTGTGAGTTTCTATAATAGATGTTCTAAGAATATACTATCAGTTGATGCGATTGGAGAAGGTCCTAAATTTATATTAAGGGAGAACGGGCACCTTGTGATGGGCTCTGTGAGTGTTGAATGTATTTACGATGAAGTAGCTTCTAGAAAAATTGACCATAGGTAATAATAAAATCAACTCACGCTTACATAGAGATCGGTCATGGAGTTGAGATAATCGAGCAAGGAGAAGAGAATGGGTAAGGAAGCAAAGATAACCTACACAGGTGGCTGGTGTGATGAGTATGTGCCAAAGAAAGATATAGAGGTATCTGACAATCAAGTCAGTATAAGTGTTAATGCTGAGGTTATACACATTAACAAAAAGGGCCTAAAATACTTGTTAGCATTGATAGAGGTGAAAAGCAATGAGTAAAGTTAAATTTTTAAAGAAAGTTGGTGATGAAGTTGCTATTAAAGCTAAGATAATCAAAATAGATAAGGATGATATAGAAGGCGTGCCCGTTTTATTATCAAGTCGTAATTGCGAGGAATGGATATCGACTGATGAAGCTATTGAGTTAGGTATTATTGAAAAGGATGAAAGTCCATGCAATCCCTACTGTAATAAATTAGATCATGTAGGCAATGGTATGTTTAAGTGTGATTCATGTGGTAGTATAAATAAATATGGTATTGGAGGATGAATAAGTCTATAGAATGCCCTGCATGTGAGAGGAAGTCATTTAACTATGCTTTATATGATCATGGGTTAAGTGTTGAGTGGAGCTGTGGTACATGTGGGTATAAGGAGAATGAGTCAGTCAATGGTGATTGGTCAGTGTTATTTGGTATACCAGATGAGAATGAAGCAATAGGTTGGAAGGACTCACGCACTAATATCAGTTATCCAATGGCAGAGGCCCATAGGAATAAAGGCACATGTAAACCCTATTGTAATGTACTTAATAATATAGGTGTTGGTATGTTTGAGTGCACTACATGCGGCTATATACATAGATAAGGAGGATAGGAAATGCAGAACCCAACAGAACAGCAGATAGATGATGCTATCGCTAACTTCACAGTAGCTAGTGAGGACGATTATACAGGCCAATTTATAGACTATAGGGTTCTTGGGCTACTTAAGTCAGGGATAGCCTTTGAGACAACTAACTGCATCACTGAACATGCGGCCATAATGGAGTTTAAAGATATGGTAGCCATAGAGCTAGAGATGTATCCATAAAGTAAACATATAATAAGAATAACTACACAACGTGCAATGCGAAGCATGCACAAAAAATATAATAAGAATAAGATTATAAATAGATAAACAATATTAACATATACCAGACATGCGTATCAATATAATACATACGTACAATAATAATACACATAAAGGAGTATGATATGATAGGTAAGTATATAAGTAATAGAGTACCAAAGGATGGCTACTTCTAGTTTTTATCCTTAAAATCAAAACAACTGTCACCAATACTATACATATATTGTCAATAAATATATACACTAGTATGTGTCACCATAACTATACATATGGGGGGTGGAGGGGGCTATGTCACACAATGTATGTGGAAGGGTCATTTCCCTATCTCCCCAAAAAACTAATCCACACACACACTGGTAATAGATGATGATTAATAATTATAATAAGGAGTGGGGGTTATCTCAATCGGCGAAGGCCTACTGCTATTAGTATACATAACCTATAATCAAAAAAAATCATGAAACTCATCCTTTACCCAATTAGCTAGAGTCATGTAGTCTTCAATATTATAAGAATCAAACTCTACATAAGATTTAACTAAATCACTCAATAACCTAAGTAATTTATCAGGATCACCTTTTAATTTATCTATTACTATATCATCTCTAAAAGAGGCTGCAGCTCCTGAATACTTAGCAAAAGCTGCATCTAATATCTCCAAATACTCTTTGTCGCTCATTTCCTAATAATCTCCATCATCTACATACAACACCTTACACTCATTCCAACTATGACCAAGATCAGTTATATTTAACTCCTCATCAGGTAGTCCCTTGTTAATGAGTTCGAACTCAATCAATTCTCTAGCAGAAGTCATACAGTCAGCTTGTACTATCACTACACTACCTATATAATAACCCGGTCCTGTGTGTTTATATATATTCATGACAATCTCTCTTTTAATAACTTATTAGCCAACTCAATTGCAGCGTCGAAGGCTTCAGGCACCATCTTTCCTGAGCAGAGGCCCGGAGAGAAATTACCTACAAGTATCTTTTCACATTTACGGAAGTCGGATATATCTTTATCACACCAACCGTATGATTGCTGACCATGCTCATTATCTTTTCTTACTAAGGACACCTCCCATCCGCTATCTCCATCACCAAAGGCTTGTACGATCCACTCACTATCACTACTCTCCATAATCCATCTCCTTTAATATATCAATCAACTCTTCATCGCACCCACTACAATACTCATCAAATGCAAAGCCACTAGCATCTATAAGATTTATCTCTACATCCCATCTACCATCCTCTCTCTTATTAGCTCTGAAGTCACTAACCATAACCTTCCCATTGTCGAATACTCGCCTAACCATATCTGTATAATTTTTAATATTAATAGAATCTTTAATGCCTTTATATGTGCCTACTCTCATCTTATTCTCTTATGGGCCGGGTGATCATCTATCTCATCAGCCATGAGTTTAGCCATCTTAGCTGCTATCAAAGCTGTATCTCTCCATGTTGCAATTGCTAAATGATCATTTGCCAACATCCCCACTAATATCTCCTTACTCGCCTCATATACCTGCTCATCTTTAATGCTCATTATATTCTCCTTTTTATAGTCTCTTCCTACTTCATACCTAAAGTTAGCACCTTATAGTAATTACTTCAAGTAGTTTATTGCTTAAAGATCTAATATTATACTCAACCCTGCTGGAATTTCAATTGAATGTAATAACATTCCGTTAATTTATCCTCAGCTCTAACTTTAGTATGAGGCATTGATTTTAGTGTTTTTTCTGCGCTCTTACTCAAGACAGGATTATAAGATCTAAAGCCTTTGGATATTGGCTGTGTAATCAATTGGATACAGGCTCCATTATCCATAAAAATATCATCTTCATCTATCTGGAAATTATTTCTTCCTATCTTTAATTCCATCGCCTACTCTCCTTTTAACTCTTCCATGAACTTCTTATACCTAACTTCTACCAACTCCACAGCCTTAAGCGGGCTATAGCCTTCTTTTCGAAGGTCATTATAGCTTGACTCTCTTATTCCATTTAGCAATAACATTATTCATCGCGTCATAACCTTCATCTTCCCAAAGCATACAGTCATGCATAGTTACATTGCACTTGCTACAGTACACTAAGAAATCACCTCCTTCTGTTTCTTGCAATTTTGCTTTACCTCCACAAAATGGACAATTCTTTAATTTTTCCATCGCCTACTCTCCTTTTAGGTTTTTATTTATGTAGTTTGATTTGATCATAATCAGAGGTGTAATTACAGTTTTTATGTGCAGCTGCGTGTTTTGCGGAATATTCTTTCATTCTTTCATAGCTGCTAAAGTGTAGCTCCAAACCAACTTTCTCGCCAAATTCATCCCACTCAGCCCACCATTTATATACATACTGCATCGCCTACTCTCCTTTTAGGTCTTTATATTCACTTAAACTTCCCTTCATACTCTTAATATGCTCATTATAATCATCCATTAATTTTCTATGAGAATTAACCGCCTTTATTTTACATTGCTCAACATGTCGAATATTGGCTTCTATCAAATAAGGCATTAGGTTTTGTCTTTCCTTGAATGTTAAATTATTGAATCTATTGTCAAATTCACTCATCGCTCACCCCCTGCTCGGTGGTTAGGTTATCTAATTTCTTATCTAATTTATCAGCTTCACGGAAATTAAAAAATGAGTATGCATCAATTGCTTCCTGAGCTAAATCAGCCAACTCCTCCACTCTCGCCTTCAACCTATCGCGGCAATCCTTACTATGCCCCGAATCCGTGCCTTTTTGCCATTGGAATTGGCAGTGTTTGCAGGTGGCTTTCATGAGTGAGGTCCGTTAAATGGTCGCCAATGTGCATAGGTAAAAGCAAAGCCTACTTCAGCCGAAATTATCTCGTATTCTTGACTTTCTTTATTAAAGGCAATAACCAAATCAAAAACCTCTGGCACCTCATCTTTTGTGTGCCTCCATCGCTGCCTTTCTTTTAAGGCTTCATTTTCTTTATTGGCTCTTATTAATTTATCTGTAATTCTACTTAGATTACTCATTTCCTCTTCTTCTCCTTTTATTAATTACTTTAACTATACCACAAAAAAGCTCATAAGCAAGTGCCTATGAGCTTTTTTATTAATATTTTATTGATTTATTAAATGGGTCCGTGGACATAAGACGATCTTTGTTGAATAATGACCTAGCGGACGAACTCACTTGATCCCATCTAAAATGTAGAACATCGCGTACTCCCTCAACCTTGTATATTAGATCTCCATCATCTATTGCCAATATTCGTCTAATACTATTGCCACACTTATAGCGCCTACCTACAATGGGTAAGTATTTCTTTATTCGATACTCATTTGCATCCCAATTCCAACAGGGAGCGTCAACCCACGCCCACATCAGACCAAGCTTATCACGAGACTCAATATCGCTACCATCAATATAGGCTTGCATTACCTTGATTTTTTCACTAATATCCATCCTACTCTCCTTTACTGTCATCCTCAGCTCCACTTACAGTAGCCTGTTTATTTGCATTTAAGTCAAGTGCATCTTTATAACCATCAGCAATATGTTGATTAGCTGCAAGATAAGCAGTGAGCACTACCTTCATCTGCTTCTTCATCTTACCATAGTTATTAATCTTAGTTGCCTTAGCTACTTCTGCAGCCAATATCCTTCCCGATCTAGTAAGAGCCATATACATATTAAGTGCATTCTCCATCTTCAGGAGCTCTCCAGCCACTTCAGTAAGATCTAAACCACCCTCTTTAATCTTATTCAGGAAGACTATTAAGTCATCAATTTCATTAACTTCTGTTTTTATTTCTTCTTCTTTTTTGTCCATTCGTATACTTCTCCTTTGTTTTCTCTTGATTGGAATTTAATATAGTCTATCGATAGTCCGGGGATTGCACCGCTTAACTTTAATTTACTTATAAAGTTATCCCAATGCGAACTACTGTAAAATACGCTAAATGGACACCTCTTTATATGCCAACTGAGTTGTCTATACTTAACAATAAGGGCAATAAAATATACTGCTATCATAATCCCGAAATACCCTAATGTAAATATACCTGCTATGTTTATGATGATCGACATGACTCGAACCCCTCTATAAATAACTCAAGGTCATCAAGATTTGAGACTGTAGCCACCTGCTCCGACTGGTTTGCTGAATTGACAATATCAATTGAATAGCAATTCCACTCAAACGCCAATCCAAGGAGCTTAGCCCTTTCAGTGACATCTATCGCTCGAATGATAGTCTGATTCGTGAGTGTCCCCAGCGAGATCCTATCGCTTCCATGCCTATTCACAGCATCCTCTATTCCACCTTCCATAATTATTCTCCTTCTAATTGTCTATACAATACACCTAACTCTCTAATACCATCGGCATTAGCTGAAATAAAAGAACATAAATATATATCTCTAAAGGGCGGGGGAATAATATCTCCACCTGATATTACCCACTTACCTTTTATAATATTCATCTTCTTATTGAACGTAAGTTGCAGATCTTCCTTCTCCTGCTCATTCATCTCTCATTACCGCCAAGGCAAAGCCAGTGCCGAGTCCAAACGCAATGGCCATCAATAATAATAACATCTCATTCATATAATCCTCTACTCTTTTTTGGCTTTAGTGGCTTAGTGACAGCTACTGCACCTTTCGCTGTCATGGCCTCCCTTGTCCTTTTTGCAACTTCGTCATGATGCGGTCTATACTTCTGCATAACATCAAATAATTGCTGCTTCCAAGAGGTCATCGCCTTAGGGTCTTTAGCCACTCCATGTAAGTTACAATTGGCAATATACCGCCGATTGCCCCACGCTCCCAGCATATAAGTAGAACGCCTACAACTTCCCCATCAGCATTAAGCACTGGGCTCCCACTATCGCCCGGACCTGTATTGCCATCAGTAACTATATAGCCAATCTCATTGGCCTGTCCAGATACAATGACCGTGGAGACATGTAGCGGACTGCCTAGGCCGCAGCCTACTACATATAGCTTATCAAGTAACTTAATTGGCTTATTTGATATTTTTAATGGCTTAAACCCATAATTTCCATCCAAGTGCACAAGGCCGATATCTGGCTTGCCAATCTCACCTGCAAAGTCCAAGCTGAATTTATTGGTCGTGATACGGACTCTACGTGACACTAATGCAACGGTAGACGCACCATCCAGTGCATGACCTGCGGTGATGATCGTCTCATCATCAAGAGCCCATCCCGTGCCATATCCGTAATAACCACCATATTCATTAAATAATGCTACTCTGACGACACTATTATTCATTACATCAGCTACTTTATCTGAGATGCTAATATTGACATCTGTTGCACATCCGACTAGTGAAAGCATTACTACAATTAATATTTTTCTCATTTTCCTCTCCGTTGTTTTTATATTATAAACAGTAACACACCAAATGTTACAATGCAAGCATTTTTCTATAATTCCAAGAACTTATAAAAGGTACTAAGATTAGTGAAACACCAATTATACGCATGCATTTGCTCTATCTTCCCATTATCTTGCGATATACGAACGAATCTTCTATCCCCTTTGCCGACAAATTCATGAAATCGATAACCATAGTGACCTTTCCAACCTAGCCTAAGATCCTTCATCATGCGATTCATCCACTTAGATATAAACTCACCTCGTACCATAAGATGCTTTATGTCATCATCAAAACTACATATGGCAATCACTCTTGATGGCGGTAATTTAAATCTCTTAGCCAGAGAATGAGGGTCAGTACCGCTATCTGAAAAATAACACCAAGCCCTCACTTGATCAGCCGTTGTTATGCTTCTCGTTAATCCGGGATATACTTCAAATTCAAGCATTACCACTTCTCCCCAAGATCCATGGGAAAACATAGAGGAGTCTTTCCATTATCTTTAATGATGCCACATCCAAGTATTGGCTTCTTTTTGAAGAATTTACCATAAGCGAACGCCATGTTCTTAGCATCAACACCACATCCAGTAGCCATGCCCCAAACCAATCTATGATCTGTTGCTGTATATGAAACACCAAAATTACTATGAACGTGGCCTGATACAGAGTTCATCATCCTGTCTTTTGCGTCATTCCTAAATCCATTTACGCCAACCGCCGTCTCACCATGATGATATATGACATTATCAATAATGATATGCTGCTCAACACTCCAGCCATCCGGCATTCCATAGATTTCAGATAATGGCTTCATGTACACATCTGGATCAAGACCAAATTTAGCAAGTTTCCGCATGGGCATTCTACAATGATTTCCAGCAATTAAAGTTAACTGTGGAAAGGCATCAAACCAAGGCTGTAGCTTAGCTTGAACCTCAATTCGCTCACCAGCAATACCCTTGAGGGATGGCTCTGAATCATGAAAGCTCATTGCGTGATGATCAAATAGATCTCCAATGTGTATAACTCTGTTAACGCCCTCTCGCTTAAATGTCTCCGCGCAGAACGCTAAGTAATCGGGGTGCTCGTATGGTAGATGTGTATCGCCGATAACTCCAACCACATTGCCTCGATTCTTCTTTTTCTTCTTGCGAGACTTCTTCCCTGTAAAAGCCCTATAGACTACTGATCGTGATACTTTGCACTCCGCAGCAACTATATCAATTGCACTAGTTTGATTAAATCCCGCCTTAATCCTCTCCTCTACAGCTATCCTATATAATTCCTTCTTCGTGAATTCCATCATATTCTCCTTTTATTTAAATACTGATCCCTGAATGCATTAGCCAGATCGATTGCCTCATTCTGCCTCCGACATTGATTCCAATTCAGTGGAAGACTCATCGAATAAGAGCATCCATTAGCCTCAGAAAATGGGGTAAGATCAAATTCCTTACCGTCGATAACTAAAGCTACGCCTATACCCTCTACCATGCGCTGAATCCCTTCGGCTCCCAACCACAAACCTTACATTTACCGGGCTTACGCTCAATTGAACACTTGGGCGAGCCACATATATTGGTACGCTTACTCAATCGCTCCTCAATCTCCCTCTCCCATCCATCACCAAAAGTACCAGAGATAATATCCCCCTTTCCGGCTCCACCTCCCCTTTTAGTTCCAAATTCACCAATACTAGTATCTTTCTTAGTGTTCTTTGATCTTACTAATGGCTTAGCCATGTTAACCTTCCTTATTGTCGATAAACTCATTTAGATCGTCACGTAGAGCTTTAAATACACCTAGATCAATAGTCAGATCTTCCTCAAGAACCAACCTCACATCACCCTCTGCATTCTGTATAGTCACTTGAGTTTCAATGCCATTATTAAGTGTCTCAACTTCATTAACAGTACACACATCAACTTCAATATGTATCCATGACTCAGGAATACCAGATTCATGATGAGCTGATAGATTAACTATAGCTTTTATATCTTTACTAATTAACATTACATTCTTTAATAGTTTCATTTTTCCTCCATTTCATTTTATTTGAATTTATTATAATATTGAAAGTGACTAGATTCAATCTCATAATTGATATTTCTTCCAACTTTTTTATGAGTTAGGGCCACATTCATGCTGAGGCCAACTTTCAACTTCTTCAATACAATCCATTAGTTGAGAGCTGTCATGCACTGCAGGAAATGGCTCCCCTACTTCTTCCATGTCATTGCCGACACTTTTTAGAGTATCTATATACTCAAGAGCATCCTCTATGCTCATAATATGGCCATACTCATCTCTAATGTATATAGCCTTATATTTAAAGGCCGCACCCTCCGTAGAGAGTTTAATGTATTTCGATGTCACAATTATACTCTCTATATTACTGTAGTCGACAATTATATAGTCATCATCACCATCTAAAATTACCACTGCACTAGTCATATTATTCTCCTTTCTTTATGTAATGTTCCACGAAGGGAATGCTGGCTAGAGCATTCCTCAGTGTCTCTGCGTTAAAAGTCAAACATAGTTTCTACTTTGGCCTCTAAGGGCTCTCTATCATCAATTAACGTCCCAAGTGACATTGTAGTCGATATCATTGATAAACACGCCATAGCATGCCCTAAATGGCTTATACCACTCTCATCATCCATATCAACACCCATTTGCCATTGTAATATATGACGCATCGCTGCTGCTGTTAATCTTGTAGCTTCCATTCCTTGCTTATAGTTACCTTTGGAATACTTCTTAGCTCCAAACTGAAAGGCTTTACACATATCTTCTATACCTGATAACTCTAAGAATTCTAATGGTATCTTACCGTCATCAAACTTCATTGCCTTTTCACTCATCTACTTCTCCTTTTCTTATCATCACTCTTGTGAGTCCCATATTCCGAGGGAATCCCATACTCTGAAGGTTCACGTCTAATCCAATACTCCTTATATGATGGAGTACAGCAAGTCTCCCTATACCAGTCAGTGCATTGTCTATGGAACTCCTCTATACTTTTAACTCCAGCATACTTTTGCATAAAGTTTAGATCTGGCCGATAACATTCAACTTCACTTCTGAATTCCTTTTGCTTACATGCGTTGTCATCCATCTATTTCTCCTCTATTAGTAGCTCCGGGTTTTCGTGAATATTACCTAGTTTTTCAATTTCCTTACTATTTACAAAAGCTATATCCTTCCTTCGGCCTTTTGATACAGTGCATTCCTTGAATGTGTATCGCTCTTCATCTCCATAGCCTTCAGTAGCACAATTATTTGATAGCTCAATAAAATACAGCGATGTGCCATTAACGGACTTACACTCAAATTTCCACCAATGTTTTCCAAAAGATAATACAACCACATCCCCCTCATAGATCTCCTTGCCGTTCTTATCCTTAAGGCCAGTGTATTGGCCTTTAGTTTCTTTCTTAATGCAATTTTCCCTCATTACTGAACTGCAAAAATCAGGGATGCTTTCCCCATCATCAAGCTCTCTGTGTTGAGTTAATATTAGGTGGAACCCACTTGCATTAACATAGTTACCAAAATGCCAGATACCTTTATCGTCTAGTCCGCGAAACTTTATCTCTCTCATTACTTCTCCTTTGTGTGTCATCATGTATAGAATAGTTGCATTATCTATACATGTCAAGACGATATGTATAGAAAAGTTGCATTTTGTATAGACATAAAAAAACCCAGCCAAATTAATGACTGGGCTTAGTGTTTATTTCTGTCCGATTAGCTTCGCACCTTGCTGGGCAAATGATGTTGCCGCTGTAGGATCTTTAACAAAGAATGCAGAACGCTGTTCGTTAGTCATGCTATTCCAACTTGCACCATCTGTGGGTGTAGTGATCGTACCACCACCGCCAGAGCTTCCTGTTGAACCAGAGCCCGTTGCTCCTGATGCTGAGAAAGCAAAACTATGAACCGGATTAGAGCTCACTACTTCAAATAGCTCAGAGAGTCCCATTGCATCTGCGCTTCCCGGTTTCTGAGAGATCATCGGAGTACCATCGGCATTAACGGCTACGATTCTACCATTCTCATCTACCTTACTCATACCCTTCATGATATTTGCAATGTATCCTTGTGGACCAGCACCGTCAACCAATTTCCCTGCGTTGGCTGCCAGTATTGAAGTAACTTCACGGTTATGGTTAGCTGCAGTCATCTTCTCAAGAGCGTCAGCACTTGTTTTGGACATCTCATCCATCTTTACTTTATACTGATCATGAACCGCCTGAATCTTAGTGTCGACATCTTTACCATTAGTGGCTACTGAGCTCTGTAGATCTTTAATGGCATCAGCAGTTAAACCAAGTTCTGAGATCGCTTGCAAGCCCTTCAGCTGTGATCCCAAGTCTTTATTTGAACCTCGTTCCTTCTCAAGGGCTGACTTTAAACCAGCGGTATCAACAAGGCCAAGATTAACTCCTGTATCTGAATTGACGTATGGATTGACATCAAGTTGAAAGCCACCATCAACTTCCTTATATAGCGCTTTAACATTGTCTTCTACTCCATCCATGTTACCTAAGAATGCTTCTAACATAATATTTTCCTTCACCATCTCGGTGTTTTATTTTCGACCATCTCGGTCATTGTATGAAAAGCCCCTATGAGATTCCTTGGGTCTACTCCGTGACCTGTGCTCATAGGGGCTGTGTTTTATTTACCTAAAATTAACAGTAAACCAAGCTTTGCTCATTGAAGGTACGAAACCTTCTTGCGCTTAACTATCTTACCAGTCTTAAGTGAAACGAATCGTAAACTGTACATTGCATTCTCCATTTATTAGTTCATAAGTAATTATACTTTGTGAAAGAATTACTACAATAATACCTAAATGTAGAACGTCAACCCTAAAATGTAATTATTTTAAGCGTGTCTCAGCCGATACATCCGATCCGGTAATCCTTATTTCTATTTTAACATCACCGCCCTCGGGGTTATTTAGGTAGACATTTGTCGTTTTACACCCACTACTCATTATCAGTAGGATTAGTATCGCTAGTATCTTCATCTGTTGACTCCTGTGTTATCTTAGCTGTAGCTGCTTCGTTCTTAAGATTAAATTCAGCTGCCTCTTTTTGCTCTTTAGCTACTTCAGCTTCCATCTTCTTCAGATCATGTTGAATATCAATGCTTCCACGCCTCTTCATTTCATAGCGAACGGTAGAGGCAGGTAAAATACCCTCACGCTTTGCATCAATCAGTACTGGTAGATCAGAAACATTACCAACAATTACGAAGTCTTTATATACTGAGAGCTTAAATTCTTCGCTCTTCTTTGCTCCTATATACTTATAAGCTAAGTCCATAGCCTTTAGGAGCCCCTTCTCAGTTGCTATAGTCCAGTTAAGTAAGTCAGAGCAGCTATTGAATGAATTTGAGATTACTTCGGATGCTGTTACATCACCACTTGAGCGATTAATTTCCGGCTTAAGGCTGAGTTCTCGCATCTTCTCTTCAATGGCTTTTATGGACTCCTTGCCAATACCAACTGCTGCACCAGTATGTTCAACAACCGATAGTTCAGCCTCTTCATTGCCTGACTTTGCCAAGTAGTTTGAATTAATACTGAAGTCCTTAAGCTCATCAGCATCGAAGCCCTTTGCAAAGAGAATACCTACACGTGCAATCTCTTCAAGTCTACGCTGGTCTGAATTGTCTTGGTAGTGCAATAGGTTAAGCTCTGCCAGCTCATAGTTAGGCGGATCAGCCCTCATAGCTCCAGTTCTTTTGAAGTAGATATTAACTAATGGAACAACTCCAAGTGAATTACGACCACTATTAAATAAAGCCCACTCAGAGCTACTAGTATCCAGCTTCTCTTGGTTTGCTTGCTGCTCATTTTGAGCTTCAGTGGCTACACTTGTCTTGCGATAGACTTCCCATCGATCACGCGTCCATCTAACGATCTCTTTCACCTGTCTGCGGCCAAAAGAGCCATAAGCTTCAGTAGCTTCACGGTGATATCTGATTTCAGTCATACCATCGCCGTCTGTATCCCAGAAGAATAGATCAAGACATTTAATGTGAACTAATGTTGCACGTGTCTCGCTATCCATTTCATCTTTTCTCGAAACAGCATCACTTGCTGAGTAGTCAACTAAGATATGAGATTTACCATAGCTATCTGCATCTTCAAATACACGCTTAGTGAATTCTGTGATGTCATTACCTTCACCATCTGTATTATCAATAAGTGGTGCAAGTCTTGGATCTTCTGAAAAGCCCTCAACAACAATCTCATGTGAGAATGGCTTTCCCGTGTGTGATTCAATTGCAACAGCAAATGATGGATCTAAGAATGCTTTAGCTAACCTCCTAGAATATATCGTATCATCTTCCTTGGGGAATTTAGGTAAATACTCAGGGTAGAATCTCATTGCCTCTGAGCCACCTTTTAAGGCGTTAATTAATTTATATCTTGGAATCATCGCAATGTAGTCCGGATGACGAGAGTCTGCACTGTCTCCGCTATCATTTGCGCTTTTTCCAAATGCTTGTGGTTGTAAAAATGCCATGTTAATTTTCCTTGTTTATTACATTTGATTTCCGCCAGATGAGGCACGTTTTTTCCTTACCTTGTATCGAAGTGCATCTAGGTTATGGTCGGGACTATCTGTATCAAGATCATCGGGATCTCTTTTATCTCTTGGGGCTACTGGCAATAGCATTAATAGCCAAGGGCAGCTGCCTCCAGACCATATTCTTAATGCTGGCATTCCAGAGCCATCATGACCTGCTTTTAACATTTCACGTATCTGCTCCCAACCTGCTTTTCTACTACCGGATGACTTATCAGCTTTTTTCCAAGTAATGCCCATTGCACGCATTGAAACTTGTACTGAGTTACCATTCTCAACTGTCCATATGGCTGTATCAGCAGGTCCGCCAATGACTTTCCTACCTTTCAGTAATGGATGATTCATCTCGTAGTCTCTGATGTTAATTGCAACCTCTCTTGCCGTTAATCTCAATCCTACATTCACCTCTCCATTACATCCGTAATATTCGAGTATGCAAAATAGATCACCGCGAACAGTGGCAACATCATTACCATCTGCATCAATATAATCAGAGCCATCTGATTCTGCATACCAAACAACACTAAATGGTTTTGATGAACCCCAGTCAAATGATCGACTAATACGCCAAGTTTTTGGAATATCGAATGGTTTACATGTATTATGCTTCTCGCTCCATACATCGCTAAATAATCCGCCCGATACAATATCCCATGAACCATAAAGCCAAGCCTTTTTCAAGTTAGGACACTTTATAGCGAATAGCGATTTAACGTAATCATCGTCCATATGTGGATTCTCAAATACCGATGATGGAATGTGGCATCTCGCCTCTTTCACTTCATTTAGTATTGGTGCATATGCGTCTCCAGCAAGTATAAAGTACTTCTTAACCCATCCATGGCCGGGGCCACTCGGGTTAGTCGTTGATAGATACTGTAGCGGCATCTTTTCGCCGTCTGTGCCGTATGTGTCAGCTGATCTATTACATGACTTCATTACCTCATAGCATTCATCTGTAGGCCAGTTAGTGATCTCTTCCCATAATATCCAAGGGAACTCTTGACCGTGAAAGCCACTATAGTCATCAATACTATTAAACTTACGGAATATGAGTTCTTCACCAGTAGGCCAGACCCACTTAAGGTCGCCCTTACCGCTAAGAAAGCGTGCCTCTGGGTATAGCTCCCGAAATAAGCGCTTAGACTTACTAATAACGTCTTCTAAGTCTTGATAGTGAAGTCTAAATATTACCCCACGCCAACGAATCCCGTAACCCTTGTCGACATTTTTAGCGAATGAGATTATCGCTGTTTCAGTCTTACCACCCCCACGACTACCATGTAGCATTGTTTCACGGTAAGGTGAATTCAGAAATGCTGTTTGAGATCCCGGCAAAGCACTCCAGATGACTTTAGTCTCTAGTTCACTATTCGGGCTTTGCATCTATACACTCCTCAACAAACTCACTGCCGAATCTATCAACAGCCAATCGTCTTAAGTCCGCTTCATCTTTTGGAAGGCTAGATTGTGCATTTTTACCTATCTGAGCAAATATATCTTCTGTTATACCCGGGACCTCTACTGCAGCAATGGCCCTGTGTGTAATATTGATATTTTTCTCATCTTCTTTATTCCATCCTCTGATTTTACCTTTGCGGTCTAGAACGTATTCTATTGCGCGTTGATTGCCTTTTCGGAGGTTTTCTAGAAGCTTATCCTCTGCCATGTCAAGAAAGAATCCATCCCTCTCTTTGCCGGCATCGACCTTAGCTTTAAATTCAGGATCACTCTTCATCCATTTATTATAGCCAGACCTACTAATTATCTTGGAATCACGTATGCACTTAGACATACTATCTCCACTCTTATTGAAATATTCCAATAAAGAGGCTTTCTTCTCTTCAGTGCTACTCATAATTGCATCTCACAATTGATGTTTTGCATTCTAGTCTACATATAGCATCTCGCATATCTGCATCCTTTGTGCGTTATTAAAGTAACATAAAGCCCTTCATTTTCAACCTTGCTACACATTGCTCAAACTATGAGAATCAATATTTACGTTTTTATAAATAATGGTTTTTGTTGTACATTCAAATAAAAGCCAAGCACAAATGTATAAAAGTTTTAACGCTCGGGGTTGACAGACCTTTTTTTAGTGCTATATAATATATATGTATCCAAGAGAAAATGAGGCGCAGAGCCGCTTGATCGACAGCGCTCTCCCCAAGTCCCAAACCATAACATAGCCAAGCGAAGCGCCAAAGAAAAAAGACACAACCTGAATATAATCTATACATAATATAATATATAATCATAATATCTATAATATATATAATATACTTGTAATAGCAATAAGAATGATATATATTATAATATAATAATAAAGGAGAATATAATGGATAGAAGGGAAAAATGTAGAGATCACACAAATAAGTGCTCGAATGATCAATGTCAATCAAGGGATACTTATATTTACAGTTATGACGAAGCAAGAGAGTTGTGGCAATGCAGGAACTGTATGCACTATTGGTCACAAGAACAAATGTATATACCAGACACAGATGATTATATAGAAGACTTGCAAGATCAGAGGGCTCCGCTATCAGATAGAGCTAAGGAAATATTTGATGAAGAGATCTTCGACCCAATTATCGCTGCAACTATTGAGATAGAATCATACCATCAAAACAGAGGTTGAAGTAATTAATATTGGTGGTATTATAATTACACAAGGGATGCTCTCCAAGTAGTCCTCATGATTAATGGTTCTCATCGATTATGGAAGCTAAGAGACTAAATTACGACATTGCGAATCAATTTTGATGACGCAAACACTTCTGGAAAGGTCCAACAGCGATAAAAGAGAGTCATAGGTTTTACTTCTCCTTTGCCCTATGGCTCTCTGTCTTTTTTAGTATATGAGATGGCCGGTAACCCCACTGGGAGGGGGTGCTATGACGATAGAGAGGTAGGTTCGATTCCTGCACCGCCACCATCTTTTTAATAAGAGATCTTAGATCACTGAAGCTGGTAAAGTTTGTGATTAAAGCAGAGCACTTCTAATCCCTATTAGCTCTGTTGTGAATAGGGTAAGGCCAGCACATTTTATATGGCAAACATAAGTAATGATAACAGCATGACGATTCTGTTTAGTTTATGGCTCTGGTGTAGTGTTAACACACCTGCTTAGTAGGCAGGAGATGCTTGGTTCAAATCCAAGGAGTGCCCCCAATTTGAACGACAAGGAATCGCTACCCTAGTTCACTACCAACGCCCGTCACCCATCTTAATTGAGGGTAGGCGGGCTTTTTTATGTCTAGATCATATGCTTAGAGGCCCATAGAAGCCCTCTAATGAAACTAAGGTTGATAAATGAACTTGATCCTATATATTATCAATTGACGCTCTTAGAAGGCGTTAGCTTGCCAAATAATATTATATGACAAACATTAATACAAATCAAGGAGCCATTCATGGCACATGATATCACAACCGCATTTATCCCACAAATCCAAAACCCATATATCAATGAGAAGAGTACTATTCTTTCTCGTCTATGGCGTTCTGGTATTGTTACAAGCAATAGTGACCTGAACACTCAAGTCAATTCTAATGCTGGTAATGTATACATCACTCCTTTTAATAAATCAATTCGTGATGCTGGACAGCGTCCTGTAGTTGGCTCACATACACTAGCAACCAAGCTCGCTCCTCAAGCCCTTAGTGATGGTGTATACCAGACTCAAGGCACTGCACGTGCTCAGTCTTGGAACGTTTCTGATTTGAATCAGATTATCATTGGTAATGATCCAGTGAATGCACTAACCTCTGAAGTCGCTGACTACTGGGTTGATGAATATCAGTACAATCTTATCTCTGTTACTAGTGGCCTACTTAAGGACAATGTTTCTAATGATTCTGGTGATATGATTCATAATGTATATTCTGACGTTGCTTCGCCTGCTGCTGGTAATCTTATTAGTGCAGACGCGGTGATTGATGCACAGCACACTATGGGCGATCATCGTGGTAAGCTCAATGCTATCATGATGCACTCTAGCACTCGTAAGCAACTTGAGAAAGATGAGCCAAATAACTTCATTCCTGCATCTGCAACTAATATCGGCTTTGACACTTATCTCGGAATGGTTATTCTTGAAGATGACGGCATGCCTGTTAATGCAGACGGTGCTACACCTACGAATACAGACGCATATGACACATACCTATTTGGTGCTGATGTCTTCCAGTATGCCTCTGACAAGCGCCTTCGTGGTGAAGAGTGGGATCGTGACATTACTTCTGGTAATGGTATGGGCGAAGACTTCCTAGTTACTCGTCGTAAATACGTGATGCACCCTGCTGGCTTCGATCTGTCTGTCACTAATCCTGAAGATCTTGTCACTGACGCTATCTGGGAAGCTGGTACAAACTGGGATCGTAAAGTTACTTCTCGCAAATCAATTCCTATTGCTGTACTTCGTCACAACGTACTGTAAGCGGTAATTTAATGGCTATCTCTTATTATTGGAGGTAGCCCTTTTTTTGTTCAAATGAATTAAGGAGTGCAGAATGCCAGAAAAAAAACTAAGTAAAGACGAGCTTAAAAAGCAAGTCGCAAAAACACAAAAGCAAATAGAAGATTTAGAGAAAAAAGAGAAGCAAGCAAGAGAGAAAAAAGATAAAATGCGCTTTGCTAAACAAAAGCAAGCGGGATTATCGTACTCTCAGAAGCGAGTTAATTTAAAAAGAATGTGTAAGGACTCTGTTGGTATTGTATCACATGCATGTCGATTAATACTTAAGGATTTAGTCTCAGAGCATGAAGAAGCTCTCATTAAAGCTGTAATGAAATATTCAGAAGATAAGAGTAAGGATGCTGCAGAGGCTACCAAGAAGGCGCAGAAAGCTCAGGAAGAAGCTCAAGAGCAAGAAGAAGAATCTAAAGAAGAACCTGAAGATAAGTAAGTAATAGGAGGGCCATTCAATGGCACACAAATTTAAAACTGATGCCCTTAGGTACGCCTATTGGCGTTTGGAATATGATATCAGCAACCAATATATCAGGGATGTTTAGGAATTCTGGTAATTTCAATGAAGATGTCGGTCCTTGGAATGTAGAAAATGTCACCCATATGAGTCATACTTTTGCTGGAGCATCTACATTCAATAAAGATATTGGCTCTTGGGATGTGCGGAAAGTCATTACTATGCATAGTATGTTTGGTGATGCGGATTCCTTTAATCAATATATTGGTGATTGGCAGTTAGATGCTATATTAGACTTATCTTGGATGTTTACAGGTAATAGCGTATTCGATCAAGATATTGGTGGATGGGGTGTGGGAACATGTACTAACTTCAGTAATATGTTTAGTGGTGCAACCTCATTCAATCAGTATTTGCCGTGGGATTTTTCAAGTGCTACAAATCTCAATACTATGCTAGATAACTGTGGTATGAGTACTGCCAACTTTGACTCTTTCTTAGTTAATTTAAATTCTCAAGCCGCAGACCTCACAGTAGGATTAAATCTTGGAGCTCAGGGACTTACATATACTAGCGCAGGAGCTGGAGGCACAGCCCTTACTGCTCTAATGGGAGCCCCGGCATTTATGACATTTACAGGAGTGACTGGAGTATGAGTTGTGATCATGATACACTAACAAATTTAGATCTCAGCAATAAAGAATACACTTTGATTTATTGCAGCAATTTCGTAGCGGCCGACTTTACCAAGAAGGTAATGGGTCGACATAATATAGAAAGCTTTACTACTTATTCAGCATGGGAATCTAGAGTTAGTACTTTGAGTCTCACAGTTGGATTGGATTATAGCGTTAAATTCCTCGAGCAGGGAGCAGTCCCAACTCAATCGGAACTTGATTCAATTATCTCAGCAGTATGGACTCTAGATGATATAGAATTAATTAGGCGAATGGAATCTCTTGGTCATAGTAGCCCATAGTGCTGATAAATAACTTTAAATAAGGAGCTGACTTATGTCATGCGATGATAATTTTAATTTCGATAATTCAGAGGAAGGCTCCTGCTCAGGCGTTGATGTGGGGAATCACTGGCTCATCAATGGATTGTATACAGATGAAGACTTAGCGCCATTGCCCATTACTTCTGGCACTATGCAGATGGTTATAGAAGATGGAGAGGGAAGTCCGTTACTCACCTTAGACGAGGTGCTTGATAGGACTATCACTGGCATTTTTATCAATGATGGAGCTGGAGGTGATTTCGATCTACAGATAAGCGGTGCAGATTCAACTATAGTCGGTGAAGGTGCTTTCCCATATAAGATAACATATACAGACAATACAATAGTGAATAGATTATCGTATGGTAATATTTGCTTTCTGAAAGAGGACATTTAAAATGGCTGTTACATCTACTAACGGAGGTCATCGGATAATCTTTGCTAGTAAAGGTGTTCAGGGACCCAAAGGCGATGACGGAGCTGATGGCTCAGGTGGTGTCTGGGGGTCAATTACTGGTGATATAAATACTCAGACTGACTTACAAAATCAACTGGCAGCTAAGAAAGATGACTTCACGGAAAATACAGGATTCAATAAGAATTTTGGCTCTACTACAGGTACAGCTTGTCAGGGAGACGACTCACGACTAAGCGATTCTCGAACTCCTACAGCACATACTCATTTAGAGTCTGAGATAACTGACTTAGACAAATACACCCAACTCCAAGTTGATACATCATTGGCCTTAAAGGAAGATTCTTTTGTAAAGCAATCAGCCTTTAATAAAGATTTTGGTGTTTCCGTTAGCACTGTCTGTGAAGGTAATGATTCTAGACTATCAGATGCCAGAACTCCATTAGCTCATACACATCTTGAAGTAGATATTACTGATTTAGACAGGTATACTCAGGCTCAAGTTGATGCAGCGCTAGCTCTAAAGGAAGATAGCTTCACAAAGAATACAGCCTTCAATACTAACTTTGGTGCTCTAGTAAGTACTACATGCGAAGGGAATGATCCTCGCCTCAGCGACAATAGAGACCCTAACGCACACACTCACTTAGAAGTTGACATTACGGATCTTGACAAATATACTCAGTCAGAGGTTAATGTCCTACTTAATGGCAAGGAGGATTCCTTTTCCAAGAATACTGCTTTTAATAAGAATTTTGGATCTGCCGCCAGTACAGTCTGCGAAGGTAATGATGCAAGAGTAGTCAACTCAGTCACCTCAACGAATGTCATAACCAATGATTCTATCGTACTTGGTGATGGAGGTAGTCGAGGAGTTAAGGAGGCTGGCACTGGCACAACTATTACACATTCGGGCCACTTGGATTTGGATTCTCTTATAGTAAATGAGATCTCAGAGCCGTCAACACCAGCAACAGGAAAAGCCAATCTCTTCCTAGATTCGGGCGACGGCGAACTAAAGGCTAAGTTTGATGATGGCGCAATTAAGGAGCTTGGTGTAAATTTCAGAGAGAATTTAATTATTGATGGGCAGTTCAATCACTGGGATGACGGAGCAGGACCCTTTACAGCAACGGGCTATACTGCCACAATGTGGTATAATGACATTTCTGGGATGATATCACCACAAGTTCAAAGAGTAGCACACACAGCGGCCTCAAACGGACCATACTATACCGAAATAAAAAGCACCGTTAGTGATACGGTAAATGATTTTCATATTTTTAGGTTTAGGCATCGCCAAAGATCCGTACAGCATATTCTTGGCCGTGACATAACCCTTAAAATACGAGTTCGCGGGTCAGTTGCTGGAGATGTTGGCTTTAGGATGTCGGGCACTAGTTTGACAGCGCAAGCTGAGATAATATCAATTACTACATCTTTTGCAGATTACATTGTGACAATACCTATAAATACACGCGCTACAGTTGCTGCTAGTGATAATATCGACTTTAATTTCGATAAATACTTGGGCACTACTCATTCAATCGGCTATACGACGAACCCAACATATGAGGGTACCTTGGATATAGATGAGGTATCTATTCTTGAGGGCTCAAATGAATTTAATGGTATATGGCCCACTCCCGAAGAAGAGAGGATGAGAATAGGATCATATTATGAGAATAGCTATAATGATGGTACATCTCCGGGGGCCTCTACAAATGCGGGAGCGGTCCTATATCAAGCTAATACAGCCAGTTCTGCAAATCACCCTAAATTTATACCCTTGCTAGCAAAAAAAATAACCACCCCGACAGTTAATATATACTCAACAACGGGGGCGATAAATAATATCAGGAACGTATCAGCAGCCACAGATTATGCTGCTAATGCCATATACGTTGGCAATTCATCTTTTGTTGGTTGGGTAAATCCAAATCAAGCGTTTGCGGAAACGGACCTAATAGGCTTTCACTATGTAGTAGATTCGAGGTTATAAAATGAGCTATAAATACACAGATCAAGAAGAGACTAGATGTATAAATACAATCACGGGCTCTAATCATGCTAAAGGCAATTGGACTTGGCGCGCAGTTAAGAGGTGGCTGGCTGCCGATCCTAACAATGAGATTGAAGCTTATAGAACTCAGAGTGAGCTGGATCAAGATTCTACATCTAAGTTAATTAGAGACAGGCGTAAATTAAAGCGCCTCTTTGCTGAATATGAACAGAGTGTAATTGATCATAGTATGTCTATTGAATTAACGCTATCAAGAGCCCTAATTGAGGCGCGAGTAGCAACCAAGGAGGATCTACCGGCAGCTAAGGCTACTAGGCAGTGGATAAAGCGGCTATATGGCTCTAAATCCGATGAGGCTAATCACTCTGGCTCATACCACTCTCAAAGGAAGAGCCTAATAGCTGGTGAGCAACCTACTTATAAGTTTGATGACATGCCCACTCTAGATTATGACTTTTATGATCTTTCAGAGGAGAGGGAGGAATTCCTTAACAGAACTTAAACCGAGACATTATAAGGATAATAAATATGAGTGTTTCACTTACACAAATTCAAAATCAAATAACATTTGCTCAGAAGGGAGTTAGAGGGCTTACTGGGCCGCAGGGCATTCAAGGTATACAGGGTGAACAGGGCATACAAGGCATTCCCGGTGATTGGGGGGATATCGGAGGGACCCTGAGCAACCAAGTTGACCTCCAGAGTGCACTAGATGGCAAGATGGAGCCGGGCGATAGCATAAGTACATTGACTAACGATTCAAATTTTACATCCAATGGAGAAGATGTAATCCTTACTGCTCTGGGTGATGGAGATAAATTCTCTTCCGATGATGGTACTTATAAAGTTCCACCTCAGTCTGGAACTACCACCATGAGGGCAGAGGCTGGAATTACTGGACCTCCCAGTGATGGTAGAGTTAGGTGGAGTAATGCTACTCAAATAAATGCCACTCAGCTATTCATGTCTGAAAAGAATGCTGAAGGAGATGATCTACAGAATTATCTTTCAGCGCTGGAGATAAATGATGGGATATATCTTCAAAATTCAGGAGATGCAGGTCAATATCAATCATGGAATATAGCAGGAATAACTGATAGTGGAACCTACAAGACATTAGATGTAGGTTTATTGCAATCAGCTGGCGGCAACTTCTCCACTAGTGGGCAAGGTCAATCGTTATTAATGACAATTAAGAAAGGCGCAGCAGCTGTGAGTCAATTACAGCAGGCCCAAACTGAAATTGCAACATCTCCCACAATTGAATCCGTAAAGCCCGAAGATTACTTCACGTTTTATGATGCGTCAGAAGCAAATATAAGAATCACCCAATATAGGAATATATACGGTGATAGGGTTGTCGTAAATACATTAAGTGATTTAGATGACTTCTTAAATGCTGGTGTATATGAATTACCCGCTAATGTGTATGAATTTAATGGGGATATAAATTTCGGGACAAGCAGAATCCTCTTAACCGAAGCCAATAAAACATACTTTTTGTGCGGTGTAGCTCTACCCACTGTAACATACACAGGATCGAGCTCATTTATAACTACATCTCAAACAGGTGTATCACTAAAGTTATTTGGGCTTTTCTTCACTACACCAAGTTCGACTTGTGTTGATTTAGCAAATGGCAATAGCTTTATTGCTGACTTTGCAGGTTGGGTGGGTTGTCAAAAAGCAGCCAATATAGACACCTTTGCCTTTATATCATATAGTACGGTTCTAGTTATTGCATGCGGTGATGGCACTACAGCCGATAGTGTCGGGTCGATTAATATGAGATTTCCTCAATTTAATAATAACACTAATACAGGCGGGTGCTTTATAAGAGCTCTTGGCGCTTCAAGTGAAAGATTAATTGCAACTACAATAGATGCGCGTCCAGAGTCTACGGAGTGCTTTATTGATATTGACGCTACTTACGGTGGTGATATTGCAATGGGTACTGGGGTAATGAAAACTGGCGGAGGTACATTCTTTAGTGGATCTGGTCGAGATCAAAGTGATGTAGATGTAGATGTGCAAGGTATAAAGAATGTCACCAATAGTAAAGTATTTGCAAATGCTCACTTTGATGGGAATACTCTTGACACGGTAGTCTCTGCAATAGATACTCCTGCTAAGATAAATGCAGGTGGTGGAGGCTGGACTGATGTTGGCAGGTCTAGGTTTAATTTTGATTCCTCTGGTAGATGGACCTATATAGGTAAGGAAACTATCACTAAGTTCACTATACTGGCAGCTACAGTAGATCCCGTTGGTGGCGGAACTAAAGATGTATCTATATACCTAGCTAAAAATGGCACTATAATTGCAACATCAAGAGGTGAAGCCTCTGCTTCTGCTGGGTCTCAGATTGTCTCATTTGCGAATATATCCCTAGCTACAAATGATTATGTTGAGTGTTTTGTAGAGAATAACACAGATGCCGCTGATATATTAGTTAGAAATGCATCATTTGATGACACCTAAGATAAATCTCTCAATGTACCTTCAACTTCAATCATAATAAAATAGGCGATAAGACATGAATATGAAATATTTCAGTGGCATCTTAGCGGTAGTAATGAGTGCTGCATTAATCGGAATGGCCACGATGGTCATGGGGGCAACCTCAGCCAATATAGAGCAATCAATATTAATAAAAAATAACAGTAATCATATACAGAGTAGCGCAATTATAGCATCAGCCTTCCGTACAAGGATAGTTGACATTGAGAAGGACTCTATAACAAGACTCGCTATTCTGAAAAATCTAACAGCAGCGGTAAAGGATTTAAATGACACGACTAAAGAGTTAGCCCGGCTCATATCTCACATTAAGATCCTAGAAGAGAAAATTAAACATTTAGAGGAGAGGCCATAATGTTAATTACGGATCCAACAGACCCAGACTTTGAATCATATTGCACGGTAGCCGAGGCAGATCAAATACTAGCAGAGAGAGATGCGGATTTAGACTGGAAGTGCATGACAACCGTTCAGAAAGAAGTCCAACTTAGATTAGCCTCAGAATACTTAGACAATAAATATCATTTCATAGGATGTAAGACAGATGTCAACCAACCAATGGAGTGGCCCCGTAGTCTTACTGGATTATCGGATGTATTGCCTAGTAGGCTTAAGAAGGCAACAGCGATTCTTGGCAAAGACGCAAAATCATTAAACCTTTATGATAATGTTGCTGGATCAACTAGCAATCAATTAATCAAGAGTGCTGCTGGTCAATTAGGTCCAATGAGTGATGATACATCTTACTTCAAGCAAGCGGCTGGCGATACTGTCACACAGAATAAATTCATTGAGGTGAAAAATATAATTAGACCTCTCGTGCAATCAGATACATTACTAAGGGGATAATATGGCAAATGCAAATGATATTAAATTCCTTGGTATTGCTACTAGGCTTCTAGATAAGTTCGGAACCCCCGGAGTATTGACACTCAAGTCAGAGGGTGAACTCAATCCGTATACAGGTGAAGTCACTCTTAATGACAGTGTAATAAGCGTACCAAAAGTATCACCGCCTGTTTATTATACAACTGATGATATTGATGGCGTCTTAGTGGTTCAAGGAGACTATAAATTATATGTGGCACGAAGCGATTCTGTCACTTCTCTGTCTGTGGTTGACTCGGTGTCAATCAATGGGCTAGTTGCAGATGTAATTAAGGTTAGCCCATATTACTCTGGTGAAGAGATAGCAGCATGGGAGCTTCAATGTAGATCACAAAATAAATCTCCACAAGTAATCAAGCCAGTAGAGCCTACTAGACCACCTAACGCACCCGCTAATACACTTGCACCTACAATAGACACTAAAGTCGACGACGCTACGTTAATTGCTTTTATTAATAGAGGCGATTGGACCGGCCACAATATAGTCTTTACCTACCAATGGTACAGTGATGCTATTTTGATAAGTGGAGCCACTAGAGAGGTGTATACAGTACAACCTGCAGACCTTGGCACTACTCTTACATGTGATATCACAGGAACAGGCAGCGATGGTGACTTAACCGTAACAACAGTAGGATACCCCGTATAATGCCTAATAACTTCAAACAACTCAAGAAATCCTTTGAGAAGATGGTTGGCAATATCGGACAGAAGACCAAGGCCAACAAGTTTAATCTAGGGTCGTTAAATGATATTAATCGAACAGTGAATAATAAATCATCTGAGCGAGAGTCAAATGAGCTAATTTCAGGTGGTATGGTAGATATGCAAGCTATGATTGCCACTAGGTTTATGGAGTTACTGAGTATAGAAACCCCAAAGAGAAAAGGCTTCTTGAACGGAGGGTGGACTTCTAGCCCTGTTGAGATAACAGATAGAGTTAACCTTTCATCGCAGCCAATCAGCTCTGAAATAGAGAATATTATATCCCTCTCAGAGCAGGGTAACATAGTCATCGACATCCGTAATGGGGTTGAATATGCGCGGTATGTGAACTATGGTACTAATCGATCAGAGGCACGAATGTTCGTTGAATTGGCAATAGCTCAACTGCAGAGGGAATTACGCTCACAAGGCTCCCATCTAAACGCAAGAGGTAACTAATGTCCTATACGAAAATAACACGATGTGATGCAATCAGATTCTTGCAAAGCCAAATGCAGGAGGCTCTATATGATATTAGAGTCCAAACTGGCAAGACGATACGATGCGCATACGATAACGTCAAAATTGATGAGGGTGATGACACTTTCATTCGATTCACAATTAACTTTAATGCCATTCCTGAGCGACTTACACACGACATCCAACGGCAAGCGGGTATCGCAGTTTGTAGAGTCTCAACTAAGGTTGGCGTTGGTTCGTTTGAATCGGCCCAAATAACCGACATAATTGAAAGTTCATTTACTAATTTAGAGTGGACTGACGATTCTTTAAAGATTGATCGTGTCGGCATAACAAACCTCGGTGTAGAGGATTCCCACTATAGTGAAAATGTAAGTATTCATTTCGAGTACTTCAAATAAGGAAAATAAAACATGGCTGATAATATTAATAGCACAGCAAAATCCGGCTTAGGTGCAGCCCTCGTAGTTGATGGGCAGCAATTTCCGGCGGCATGGCGTCCAGATGCGGCTAATTTTACCCGCAATACGCTTGATGCGTCACACGCACAAACAACTAACTTCCGCGCAACCATCCTCGATGAACTTGCAGAGGAGATGACTGTCACAGGCTCATTCTTATTCGACCCTAAACTACAAGATCTTGTAGATCTAATGACATCTCAGGGCGTTAATCAAATTCGTGACATTTATGTCATGCTCCCTAAATCATCTGATGCGCAAGGCGTAACAACTGAAAATGGCTTTATCCACATGCCTCAAGGCCGCCTTGGTCTTGGTACATTGAATCTTGCCTATGATGACATCATGGAGTCTGATTTTACTGCCGCTTCTGGTGAGAGTGAAGTAACTATTGAAGCTCAGAAAGTAGTTGCCGGTAATGTTCCGACAGCCACAACCTTCTCAACATCCAACCTAGCGAGTACAGTAGATGGCGACATTGTTGCTGCTCTAGACTATCCGACTGGCCTATCTCATGGTCCGGCGATCTTCTTTGATCTCGGTGGTGCGGATGTTTCTGAATTCTACATTGAAGGTAAGTTCATTAAAGCTAATTCCACTGTCTCAACTGGCATAAAAGCATTAACAGTATCTGTTGCTGGATATCGTGCTTGGGCCGAGGAGGATACAGTAAGTCACTTAACTGGCGAAGTTGTAGGCTTTACCCTTACATAATAGTACTGGGCCACTCCTTAATTGGGGTGGCCTTTTGTCGTACATAGAAAAAGGATGGTATTGAATGAGCAAGAAAAAAGAAGCAGTAGCGCCTGAGTTGACTTTTAGAGAGAAGCTAGCAGCGGCTAAGGAAAAAGATTGGTCGGCGAGATCATTTGAAGTTTCAGCGTTTGAGATTGAAGAGGATTTAAAGCTCCACATAACAGCCTTACAATCCAGCGACTACAAGCAGGTTATTGATCTTTACAGGAAAGGCGAAGCTGAAGAGAATGAGGCCCTTAAGAAGTTTTCATTAATAATCATGGTAGCTAAAGATAAAGATGGCAACCTATGCTTCACAGAGGATGATGTTGAGTTCCTAGATTCTTTAGGACATAGATTTTATAGTAGATTAGTAACTCCGGCTAACCACTTTAGTGGAATAGGAGAAGATTTTAGAGTCTTAAAAAAGACGAGTTAATCAACGACCCATATTATGATTTTTACTTTGATTTAATACATGGTCCCTATCAAGGTAAGTCGTTGAGTGAAGTTCGAGCTCTCCCTATGCAGGAGATCATAGAATGGAAGATGAGATGGAATAGATGTCCATGGGGGCCAAAGATAGATGATAGACGCAATAGGCAACTAGTAAGCCTACTTGCCGGGAATTTTAAAGATTTAGATACCTCTGACTGGCACTTTGATAAAACTGAAGATATAAAGCATGAGATACAGAGAGAGGAGGCTAATGTGGCCTACAATGAAGCTATAGACATGGAAGATAATATCAAGTGGCAGCATGAGCAATTAGCCGTGTTAGCTAAAAAATACGGTAGTAAGAAAAGCTCATAAGGAGGATTTATGTGGCTGTTAGAAGTAGGTATTGAGCCCCTCAACGTTAAAAGCTTTCTCAAGGGAATGGATGGGATTGTTGATCGCCTTATGGAGGGTGAAGATGAGGGAGGTAAATTTGATAAAGCAATGACCGGAGTAGCTGGTACTGTAGATGATCTAGTTTTTGTTTTTGGTGCATTAGCCGGAGTTATTGCGGCAACCAACGGTTTTTTAAATAAAGCAACAGAAGAATATGCTCAGCTGCAAGATACCATGGTAGCAGTCAAGCGTATTGCGGGATTAACTGGTGAGGACGTAGAGGCCCTAACTGATAAGTTTACGAGCTTAGCGATAGCGACAGGACAAACTCAAGAAGAGATTGCAAAGTTTGCTGAGACTGGTGCAAGATTTGGCTTAAAGGGCGAAGATGAGATTAACTCATTCGCAGAGACTATGTCCCGATTCGGTGCAGTTGCAGGTGGAGTAACAGAAGCTACAGTTAAGCAGTTTGCTCGCATTAACACACTTACTGGCGGCACAGCAGATGATTTTGATAATTTAGCTAATGCACTAGTCGTCTTAGGTAATAACTTTGCTACTAGTGAAGATGCTATAGCTAGAACAGCATCTCGATTAGCTCAGGACTTGGCACAATTTGAAGTATCGAGTGAGTTTGTTCTTGGATTAGGTACGGCAATGGATGCCCTTGGCATAAATGCTGAGCGAGGCGGTACAGCCATGCAGAGACTAACGGCAAATCTATCTCAGGTAAGAGAGCAGGGCGGCCCAGTATTTGAGTCTCTTGCGTCATTAGCGGGACAAACAGCAGTCGCATTTGATGAGATGGTCAAGGCAGACCCAGCGGCAGCGGCCTTGGAATTAGCAAGGAACGGTGCCGAGACCAATAGAGTCATGGAGCTACTTAGCATTAATTCAGTTAGAGCCAATGCAGTATTTGGTGCCCTAAGTAAGAATTCTGACACTCTTGGCGATGCCATGGACCTTGCAGCCGATAAGATTCAGGGTACTGGTGATCTTATGGAGCAATCTGAATTACAGGCGAACTCACTTGCTAATGTATTAAAGCGCGTTGAAAATGCTCAGAAGGCCGTCAATCAATCATTCGCTCGACAGCCAGAAGGATCTATAGTTGAATACAATAAGAATTGGCTAGAAGCTCTAGAGGCCATAGAGGGCAGCAACAGGGCAGCAAGAGATCTACAACCCGGACTAGCTCAGATAGGCGATAAAGCTAGAGATGCACTTGAAGGCTTCTCTGCAATTAGAGCAGTTCTTAGTGAGGGTCTTCTAGTAGCCGCTAATGGTGCTGCAGAAAACACAGCTGGCCTTATAAGTACCGTTAGTGAATTAGGTCAATCAGGCTACTACAATCCAATTAGAGCCCTTACAGAGGTGTTGGCTGAGGCTGCTGGATATGATGTTGCAGAAACCTCAGGAGCTCCCAGTGAGCAAGCAACAACAGCCATAAATAGCTATCGGAAAAACCTAGCCCTCCTTAATGACGAAAAAGCAAGATCAGCAACAGTTGACGAAGCTGCAGCAGCGGCCCAGTTAGAGGCCAATAGACTAGGTATTCTGCAGTCTGAGAATTATGATAAGAATACAGTGTCTCTCCAGAAGTATCAAGCCGCTCTTAAAGAGGCAACGACTGAGCTATCAGCTGATAATCAAATCAATCAACTAGCTGGAGTTGCAAAAGAGGTAGCACAAATACAGAATGATCTACAAGGATCAATCGCCGAAGCGTCTGGTGAATTCTCAGTAGCTCTACAAAACGCAGTTGATACAGGACAAGCCCAAGATGACATCGATGAGATGATCAACCAATACAGCAAGTTTATTGACACTCTACAGCAAGAGGCGAGTATAAAAATTGACTTGGAGTTATCTGGCACTGCTAAAGAAATACAAAAATTAACCGATGCTAGAGATCAGGCTGCTAGGGATCTTAGGGATTTTGAGGCAGACTTGACTGTTAATGATACAAGCGCAGTAGAAGCAGCCACATCACAGCAAGAGGCTCAGCAGCAGATTAACGCAATTAGCGCATCGAATAAAGAGGATGTTGAGAGAGTAGCGGCTGCTAGAAAACAACGAGAGACTATGGTTGCCGAGTTAATAAAACAGAATAAGAAGCTACAAGATTTAATTAACGCTCAAAAGAGCATCGGAACCAAAACAAGTTCGAGGTAATTATGGCAGTTTTAAAAGTAAGAGAGCTTAGGACTCCTTCACTGAATACTATAGAAGGTAACGGTGAGAGAGCTTTCAGGGTTACGTTGGACACATATACGAATTATGGCGCGATGATGCTTGAGGCCACTACTGCCATTGACCCAAATGATCCGACTATACGGATTCCGTCAAAGGGTGAAAGCTTCTATACTGGTGTATTGGGCACTCAGTTCGGAACTTCAATCGTAGAGGAAGTCTATGGAGAGCTCTACAGTGAGCAAAATCTAACATGGACAGTAACGGTATCATATGGACCTCTTGAAGAGGGACAAGGCGGCAATAATGGTGGTTTTGAGTATCCATGGAACGAGCCGCCTGTAGATGATTGGGGCTCAACGATAGTTCAGCGACCAATGTTGGTTGACGTAAATGATCGACCACTGGTAAATAGTGTCGGAGCACGCTTTGCTGAGGTAATTACTAGGCCGGTTGCACTTAGGCGACTAGTAGTGAAGGAAAATAGAAAATTCGGCAGCTTCTCGCCAATGGATGCAGCGAGCTTTATATCAACGATCAATCGATCAAGCTTTTCAGTAAGTGGACAGACCATACCAAAAGAGAAGGCCCTATGTACAGCGTATAATGGTCGCACAGCTTACGCTAATGATCAATCTGGCAATCAGATTAAATATTGGCAGATTACAGCAGCATGGGATATTATAACAGATGATGATGATTGGCATGGATATATCTTAGATCAAGGCTATAACGAATTTGCTGAAAATGGCGGAGTGCAGGCAATTTTAATTAAGGGCGGTGTCAAACCCTCATCTCCTCAACTACTTAATGGCAATGGGAAGAGAAAGATTAATGTCGATGGAAGCACTAATGGGTCATCTACGGGTAAGCACCTACCAATTGATTCGAGAAGATCCTCATCTGATAGGGTTTTTCTGAGATATGAGCAATTCGAGAAAACATCACATGGGAGTATTGTATAATGCCTGATGGATTTTTAGTAGACGAAAGCTTCAATAGAGAATATAATGATATTGCAAGTAGAGTTCTTGGTCCAATATCATCCGCTAGTGCCAGTAATGGCTATGAAACACAGCCTACTGGATCTATCTATGTTAAAATAACTGAGGTTGTCGACAAGATATACACTGCAGAGGCTCCGATTGAGTTCAAAGCAAAGCAGGTACATTTTAGAATAGATGGAACCACGGTAGATGGTCGACTTCTCTTTGATGCTGATATTACAGAGAGTGAAGGTAGTGATAGGTACAATCTCGGTAAGAACCTTCACGGCCTCGGCATCGAATGGGATGAAACTGATATCCCAGCAGCAAAAGACAAGTGGGAGGGACTTCTGCTTACGGCCTCAGCGAGGGAGATTGTAGAGGCAGATGGTCTTGGAGAAAATGCAACAGTCACTAATATTTATAATGTATGGGCAATAGACTCGGCACCACCCGGGGAGAGTGGGGGTAACTTTGCACAATGTACAATAACTGCTGATAATGGCGGTGGAAACTATAGCGTGAGCGTTCAAACCGGCAATCCACTATCGCCAGATTTGGACCTAAAAACTGGCAAGCTTCATTTTCTATATGCCACTGAAGGTGGGGTAAGTGTCGGCGGTCAAGTCAGGGCGGAAATTTATAGCAGTGAAGAAGAGGGCATTGACTTTGATTGTTTCCCGATTGAGACAACCATGAATCTAATAGCAGAACCACCGCCGGAGGTATAGTATGAGCTGGGAGGACTTAGGCATAATAGATCTTGAGAATATTCCTGAGGGCTACCTTGTCGGCTGGCCCTTTATAAACGCCTTTATGGTAGCTTTTCAGGAACGCGCAGATTACATTGAAGGGGCCGAAAGGACTGTAGAATATAATGACTTATTATTTGATAATGCACAGATACTTACTTCAGAATTTGATGATAGATTATCGATATTTAACTTTAATGTGCGGAGTTGCTTCAATGCACAATGGGTAAAGGAAGATACATGGACACAGATGGCGGCCTTCACAAAAGCCCCTGTTACCATAGGCGGCGGTGCGGGGCAACGACACGTTCCGGGCTTGGGTCTCATTGACATTATCTTGTGGGATGAAACAGAATTGAGGCTTCTTTTGACTGATGAGGTATATGATGATATATTTACCACATATACGCGCTCTGTCAATTTTAAGCCTTCCTACTGGTCGGGGCTATATAAACTCATTAAATACGTTATGTTATTTCGCACATTAAGTGTAGCTAATAATTACGATCCAAGCAGACTCGACCCAGTACTTGTTTTAAATGACGCTGAATCCTTCAAGGAGACTGAGCCTGATTTGAATCTCAGTGGGTTAGTCTCCGACTCAATTACTAGCCCGAATACGTCAAATAATTCGTTTAATAATTTCCTATCAAGCACTGCGGTTAGTTTTCAGTCAAGATGGACAGGATCAATCCACATAGATTCATGTAGCGTAAATTATAGTGCTATAACAACCGACCCATTCTGCAAAACACCTTCTCTTATGCCTATAAGGACCTTATTGTGGCGCGACCTAGGAAACTTCCTATCCACACTAAGTGAAGAGGATAACATATTCAATAATGTTGACAACTCCATAGGGGTAGATTCAACTTCAGAGCCTTATATCGGGGATATAACCTACGAAACTATTAATACTGTGCCGCAGGACCCTGTAGAGACTGGTGAGCCAATTGGTTACAAAGCTGAGAATAGGAATTTTCCCGTATACTATGCTGACGGTAATACAAGCGTGAATATTGCAGGTCTGACTGACTTAAGATATGGATATGACTTCACTGTGATTCCAGCACCTGACGGATCAACCCTGCGTACCAAAGAGAATGGTCATCAAGCAGTTAATTACTATTTAAACTATGCCACGTGTGAATTACCACAAAGTGATTTTGATTTCTCAGTGTAGCTGCCTTGCTCAATAATAATTTAAAATAAAACAAAGGAAAAAATATGGCCACAACCTCAATTGCACCAATTTACTCCGCGAGTATCGAGTTGACAGAGGGACCAAGATTTCAAGTATTCCCAGATCCTCAATCAACTAACTTTGACTATTTACAATCAGCTGATGTTATTAGCCTAATTGCTGGTAAGGCCTTCTTTGTGAGGTTGACCATTACCAATTCAGGTGAAGCGGTTAATATCGGCGCTGGTAATCTACCTACTGCAGATATGTACATTGCAGCTGAGGGGGATGAATCCGCTGCCCCGCTTAAATTAGCTGGTAGGGCTGTCTCAGGTACAGTAGTCGATACAGATGCAGCTGGAGGCATTATCACCTTCCTATGCCCGTCAGATGCTATTATTCGCTACTATGCCACACAATTTGACGACCTCAAGACAGGTAGTTGTCGCATTTCCTTTGATTTGCGTAATGCCGCAGGTGAGGATATTCAATTTCACGATAATGTAAATATCGAGGATAATCAATTTAGTAACACAGGGGCCAACCCTCCGGCTGGATTTACTTCAGTTATCCTAGCCCCGGCAAACACTCAGGAGATTCTAGGTACAAATGCTGGAATAACTCCATTAGCAGCTCATGGCTATACTGGTCAAACAGCAGATATCTTCTATGCATTTGAAGAACTTGGTGTTGATGGCGTTCGAGTTATCCCAACAGGTGAATTGAGAGCCTCGGTGGATCCAACAGATATTGCTGGCGTAGGCAATCAGGCTTATAATGATGCACGTTATTCACTTGCAGCTCACAATCACACAGGAGTTTACTCTCCAGTTGGTCATACACACCTAGCCGCAGATGTGACTGACTTTCAATCTGCCGTCTCTGCAAATGCTTCTGTTGCTGCGAATACAAGTAAAGTCACCAATGCCACCCACACGGGCGATGTTACAGGCTCAACTGCCCTTACCATGGCAACAGTCAATTCAAATGTCGGCAGCTTCACCAATGCTGATGTAACTGTTGATGCAAAGGGTAGAATCACTGCCGCTGCTAATGGTATTGCAGGAGCAACCAATCTAAATGGATTGACTGATGTGACCCTCACT